TACCATTGGATAAAACCTCAAGAGTCTGAACAAATCGTCAAGTATAAGAATTGGTGTCCCGAAATTAGAAATAAAGTTCTTTTCATCGACATGGTTATATTACTAGGTGGTTTAGCACTGTTACCGTCGTTCCTTAAATGGAAACCTAAATAAAATAGGCTTAAAAGAAAGATACTATATGAATATATAAAACCAAAACATGTCTCTTGAACAAGATTATACGACCGTTCCCGGTCAAATATTTGCGTGTCTGTCCGTCGTAGGACCAGAAGCACCACAAAAAAACGATAAATTCGGTATTAAAATTAGGGGCGCATTTAACTCGCGCGACGAAGCTGCTGCTCATGCGAAACGTCTTCAAAAAGAAGATTCGACATTTGATATTTACGTCGTTGATATGTATAAATGGTTATTAATTCCACCTGACCCTGTTAAAATTGAAGATGTACACTATGCGGATGAAAAGCTCGAGGAATTGATGGCTGGGTATAAGGAAAATCAGGCACAAGCTGCAGCTATGTTTGCTGAACGTAAACGGGACATGTCAGCTGTTAAGGCACCTGGTTCCGATAAATACTTTAAGGGTGGTGACGAAAACTCGAAATTTTATACGAAACCGGATGAACCACCGATTAGTCACCCAGGTGAAGTTTTGGAACGTCTCCAAAAGGAAAAACCGGATGCGGATATGGAAGATCTCGTTAAAGAGGCGGATGATATTGTTGCGAATGAAATTAAGGAAATGCAGGAAAAACGTGCCGCTGAAGCAAAGGACGCGTTGGAAAAGGAGGCTAAGGAGAAGGGTTTTGAATCTGTAGAGGCGATGCAAAAACACGAGGAAGAGGAAGCAAAAAAAGCTCAAGAAGAATATAAGAGACTTGAAGAAGAGGCAAAGAAAGCTCAAGTTGAAAATTCGACAGAGGCTCAAATTAAGGAAGAGGGTGACGATGCGGAAGAAGAAGTAACGTCAGAGAATAAAGAAAATGCAGAGCCAGAACAAGCCTAAATTAATTTTATTATTTAAATGTAAGTATGTTGAGTATTATATTGAACATAATCACCATTCTTATTGTTATTGCAATGATCGTTTTATTTTTGAGATTATACTATAATAAAAAAAGTAAAACGGTAGACGTAGATGAAGAAGAAGTTACTGCATCTCAAGTCGCACAAGATATTATTAAAGATCCACTCGTTGTAAGTCGAGCGTATTTTACTGAACCTAGATACGGTGATATAGGTACGTTTAAAGGACAACAAACACCGTCTGATTACGATTGGGTGAGTGGTAAACTTATCCCGGTCGAAGAATGACGGGTTGCATGGTCTTTCCCATGAAAAATCCTAATAAAAATGCAACGAAAATGATAACGTACCCTGTTTTATCGATATTTGAAAAGATATCGTTCTTTTCCTGTGATAATGGTATTTGTGGTTGGTGTACGTATATGGGTTGTTGATGTTGTTGCTGTATTGGGGGCTGTTCGTAATATTGATCATCTTGATCTATAAATTCATCGTTATCGCTTTTTTTATTTACGAATTCGTCTGGGTTGTATTCAATTGGTGTTCCAACTTCAGATTCCATATATAAAAAAAGTGTTTATTTTTTTAAGCTCGTTATTCCTCATATTCTTCTTCATCTTCTTCAGAGTAATCTTCGTCTTCGTCTGTATCATTAACTACAAACCCTTTCAAATTCCCATTTTCATCTTCATCTGAATCCATGTATTCTTCATCATTCTCGTCGCTTTCGTCGCTTTCGTCACTTTCGTCGCCGGAACAAAAATCTTCGTCATCTGATTGTAACAAATCCATATCCGAGTCGTATTCATCATCTCTATAATCATCTTCAACTTCTTCGAATACTTCTAGACGTACTGGCGCTTTAGAAAGTCTTCCTGAACGTGTTCTAACACTCACAGACATTATATAGTTATTAGAGACATTTCCTTTAAGTATTTTACTCACTTTCGTATTCGTATTCGTTTTCTATTTTTTCGTATAGATTTTCAAAACTTGTTTTTAGGGCGCTAATTATAGTATCTATTTCCTCTAGAATGTTCGTATCACCTGAAACTGAACTAAGTGAAATTTCATTAAGGTTTTCTAAAGCTCTTTTGAGAAACCGTTTCGATGTAATCATATTTCTCCTGTGTTCGAGTGCCATTTTGATATTTTGTATAAATTCCTGGTGTATATTCTGATCTAATCCTGAGTATTTATACGTTTCTCGTATAAGGTTGTGTATTTCTGAAACATCGTCGCGCGTTTTAACAAGGGACGACGCAAAGTATATTACAATGGCTAAAACAATAACCGCTAACATTGTTTGTATCTATAATTTAGTAATTATTTTTTCCGGAAGAAAATGCTTGCGGTTTTCACACTTACACTTTTTTTCGATTTTATTTTTTATAATATCAAAACTAGCGTTATTTAAATTACAAAGCTTGCACGTATACGTTGTTTGTACTGAAATGGATTTTACTTTTTTATTTGTGCGTTCTATTTTTGTAATACTAAAATCTTGTTCTGTTGTGATCATGTACTTTTTTATGAATTGTAGAAGTAGGTCTTTTACGTCGTCATGTATAGGTTTATGATCATCGACGGGTTTTTTAACAAAATTTTTCTTGGGAACGTATTTTTCAACTTTACCATCTTTGTATAGAAGTTTTGTTATTTTTGGTGGTAATTGGTGTCTTTTACCTGTAAAATCTTTACAGAATCCATAATGTCTCATTATTTCAGTAGTAGAAAAACACTTTTGTGCTATAGTATCACCTAGTATATGGAACCATACATGATTAGAATTATGATTACATTTTTTATTTTCACAATAAAACGAGTTTGTCGAAACGAGAAACTGATTATTACATTCGAATATTTTAGTAACACGCGATGACCCCTGACCTTCTAAGTGTTTGTTTATAAAACTCTGTATAAGACCCATAACTTCTTGGTCTTTGAATTCGTTTTTTATTTGTAATGATGTGAACGACCCTTCATTTTTTTCTAAACGTGAAGTTCCTTCTATAATTTTAGGTTCTGTACTTTGCGTACGTAACGTTGCCATGTGTAGTATTTTAACATCTGGGTTGGGTAATATAGGTTGGAGTAAAGTGAAAGGACCTTTACCACCTTGATAAATGTACGCTGGTAGGTATTCACCCTGAATAACTTTACCTGTATTATTACATTCTTTACACCCTCGACCTGAACATGTTTCGTGTTTACCACGTTTATGCGACCAAGGCATTCTAAAACCACTCCCTTTCGTTTTTCTTTCTGAACTTCCGTAAACTGCTGAATCGACTATATCTTCCCACTTTTTCGAACCGTACGCTAAATTTAGAGTATCTATAACATGTTCTCGTATAGCTATTGCGGATGATCTATTTACAACAAAACCTGGCCAATTAATATGTATACCTGTTTTTGTAAGTTTACCTGCGGATTTGGGTTCGGCAACTGATATTAGTGCTTCACCTATATTAAACTTATTTACCTTATCACATATTACCTTACATATACTTTCGACCTGGTCTAGGGATAATTCATTTTCGTCTTTATAATCTAGATCCATGAAAAAGTTATAGTTTTCTGTTTTCTGCTCGACAACAAATATCTTTTCGTTATTTTTATATGAATCTACACACTTTTCATAAAAATCGTTCAATCTATCAAATGGCACGGAAAGGACACCGCCATCCATGAGCACATGTGATACATTGGAGTTGTTAGAGAACCCCTGTTCCTTACACCATTGTTTAAATGTCATGATGTATACTTACCAATTATGAGATTTATTTTTTTATATCTATTCACTATCGTAGTGATGTCGCCAGATTGTTTTAGTATATGATACTTCTGGGTATTGTTCCTGTTCTGATAAAGATTTTTTGAGTACGAGAAGTTCATAAACTTTATCGTTTTTGTGAACTTCAGTGTACCTTTGCGCCTTTTCCACGGTATATCCGTGTCTTTCCACGAGAAGATCCTGTATTTGTGATAATATATAAGTCTTTGACTTCATTATTTAATAGAAAAGGTTTTTCTATTAAGAGAAGTTACACACGCGTAAAATTCTGGGTTATTGAGTACGTTTTTAACTATTCGATCCCACTGTTTTTTCGTATTAAAATCCGATAAGGTTTCAAAATTCATGAAATCATTTTCATCATGTGTACGTTTAATGGGTAATTTTTGTATTTTTTTTAAATTTGTTTTTTGTTTTTCATCGTTAAACTTTTTAATAAGTTCGTTTTGTTCCTGTTGTGTATAATTTACGAAAAATATGAACACGTTATATTCCAATTCGACGCCTGGACTTTCTTTTACTATAAACTTGAAGTCCGTATATTCACCTTTTTTAAGATTTATGACACCTCTCGTCTCTTCTTCTAGTTCTCTTAGGGCACATCTTATGGGATTTGGTATTTCTCTTCTTCTACACCCTCCTGTTACGAAAATCCAATCTTTGAATCGACGATCTCGGACGGTTAGAAATTTAGGTTTAGGACCCGTAAATGTAACGGGAATAGCAATAGCCTTGTATTTCTTCATTGCGCATTTGCAAGTTATAATTGATCGAGATGATTATTCTGAGGATTCTTCCTCGGATTCTTGATTTTCATCAGTTTCATCGTCCACTTGGGTTTCTTTTACTGGTTCTTTTTTGACACTTTTTGGAATTTTTGATATTGGGCCTGGGATTTTGACTGGGGTCATTTGGGATAAGAACGAAGTTATTTTTCCGTTAATGCCCTTAACATTTTCCATTTCTTCTTTAGCGGTTTTGAGTTCTTTATACATGTATATAGAGGCGGCAATACACATTATGACAGCCACGATTATAGCGGTTTCTCGATCAAACGTAAACATAGTAAGTATACTAAACTAGAACTTCATGTTTTTAAGTTCGTATAATCGCACCCATGTGAACCTTATTTTCTTTGGGACACTTGTACCCCATTTGAGCAAATTGAATCTCCTGGTAGTGTCCATCCTTACACTCCGCGTTTTGTGCGGGTTCTTGGTGTTTAGAGTCGACGAGATGATTCAAAGTTCCGGATTTGGGATCGTAAGTAATAATAAAAATGAAAGCTGATAAAAAAACTATTTGCCAGAACATTTATAATAAGTGGCTAAATTAAATTAGTTCGAGTACATCAAACCACCCATACCGTTTTCGATACGGAGGATATTGTAGTTGACGCCATAGACATCGTCTTCAAACGTGTCGTTGTTATCAACAACGAGTCTCGCGGAATCGAGTCTACTAAAGTTGAGCGTACCTGTTGGTTGGAGTTTGGCCGTGTCAATACAGAATGGAACCAATAAAACATCGTTACTCGCCGTGGCATTTTGTGTGTGGTAGTAAACTGATGTGTACGTAAAGTGTGGTCGCACAGATTTGGCATCAGCAACGTCCGTACCATTGATTTGAAGTTTCATCTTAGCAGTCGTGATTGCACCAGTCGTGTTTTTGGCAACCAAGTATTTCATTGGGTGATTGAAATTAACCTCTTGGACTCCCGATCCTGATTTAATAGCTTTTTGCGTTTGTGTAATAAGCATGTTTTGTGGTGTAGACGATAAAACCGTGCGTTCATCCGTATCGAGGTGGATGAATTGAGCATAGACTTCAGGAACAACATTAGCACCAATTGTTCCCCATGTAATTCTTAATTCAACATCATGGTATTGAAGCGCGACCAATGGGAGCGCGGATTGGGCGTTTTCGCAAAACGAAAACCTGAGTGGTACGAAAAAATCTGTAGTCGCGTTGTAGTCGTGTTTCGAGTAAGTTTGATTCATAA